TGTTGAAGATGCTACTGTTGATAGGTTTGGATATAAGGAAGCAGCGGTACGAAGTTGTCCTCCACCATAGCCACCTGCTACCCAAAGGCTGTTACCATAGGCTACTGATGATATATGTGAACTTCCAAAGTTGGAGGTTTGAGTGGTCCAAGTTGTGCCGTCTGTTGAGGTACGGAGTTGTCCTGCATAGCCAACTGCTACCCAAAGGCTGTTACCATAGGCTACTGAGCGTATATGTGTATTTCCAAAGTTAGAGGTGCTGGTGGTCCATGTTATGGCATCTGTTGAGGTACGGATCTGGCCTGTATAGCCACCTGCTACCCAAAGGTTGTTGCCGTAGGCTATTGATCGTATAGATGTATTTCCAAAGTTGGAGGTTTGGGTGGTCCAAGTTGTGCCATCTGTTGAGGTACGCAAGGTGCTTGCAGATGTACCTGCTACCCAAAGGCTGTTACCATAGGCTACTGATAATATATTTGCATTTCCAAAGTTAGAGGTTTGCGTAGTCCACGTTATTGCATCTGTTGAGGTGCGGATTTGGCCTGTAAGTCCAACTGCTGCCCAGAGGTTGTTGCCGTAGGCTACTGAGAATATATTTGTGTTGCCAAAGTTTGAGGTGCTGGTGGTCCAAGTTATTGCATCTGTTGAGGTGCGGATTTGGCCTGTAAGTCCAACTGCTGCCCAGAGGTTGTTGCCGTAGGCTATTGAGAATATAGCCGTAGTACCAAAGTTGGAGGTTCTAGTAGTCCAGGTTATGCCATCTGTTGAGGTGCGGATCTGGCCGTTATAGGCACCTGCTACCCAAAGGCTGTTGCCATAGGCTACTGATTGTATAGATGAACCAAAGTTGGAGGTGCGGGTGGTCCAGGTACCTAATTTTAAATCATTATCTCCAGAAATTTGCACATTATTTATATTACTTGATCCAAATCCAGCATCTATTGTTGTCCATGATATGGAGTCGGTAGAAAATAAGAGTCTATTATTGTTCCCGCCGACAATATAATTATTTAAAGTAGGATTATATGAAATATCGTTTAAAGAATCATCTGCTGAAGTGCGGATTTGTCCTTGATTTCCACCTGCTACCCAGAGGCTGTTGCCATAGGCTACTGAGTATATATCTGAAGTTCCAAAGTTAGAGGTTTGGGTGGTCCAGGTTATGGTATCTGTTGAGGTGCGCAATTGGCCATATTGCCCACCTGCTACCCAAAGACTGTTGCCGTAGGCTACTGAGAATATACTTGTATTACCAAGGTTTGAGGTTCTGGTAGTCCAGGTTGTGCCATCTGTTGATGTGCGTAGTTGTCCTGAATTTCCACCTGCTATCCAAAGGTTATTGCCGTAGGCTATTGAGCCTATAGATGTACCACCAAAGTTGGAGGTTTGGGTAGTCCAGGTTATGGCATCTGTTGAGGTGCGTAAGGTGCCTGTATTTCCACCTGCTATCCAAAGACTGTTGCCGTAGGCTATTGAGCGTATTGCTGAAGTTCCAAAGTTTGAGGTTTGAGTGGTCCAAGTTGTGCCATCTGTTGAGGTGCGCAATTGGCCATATTGCCCACCTGCTACCCAAAGGCTGTTGCCGTAGGCTACTGAAAATATATTTGTATTACCAAAGTTTGAGGTTTGAGTGGTCCAAGTTGTGCCATCTGTTGAGGTGCGCAATTGGCCTGTATAGCCGCCTGCTATCCATAGGCTGTTGCCGTAGGCTACTAATCGTATATCCGTATTTCCAAAGTTGGAGGTACGAGTGGTCCAGGTTATGGTATCGGTTGAGGTGCGAAGTGTGCCAGATTGCCCACCTGCTACCCAAAGGTTATTTCCATAGGCTACTGCTCTTATCTGTGTGTTTCCAAAGTTTGAGGTTTGTGTGGTCCAGAATGTGCCATTATTTGACGGTATATTAATATCAAAAGTTGTTAAATCTCCAGTAGATGATCTTAATGTTCCATCAGTTCCAGTAATAAAAAGTTTTTTTAAAAAGTTGAATGTTGATACAAATACAGCGCTAGCAGTAATTCCTAAGATTGGCATTATGCGCTTAAATCCCCTACAGCCACCCAAGTATTTGCTGCTCTTTTAACAATTGTGGCGACAGACCATTGTCCTCTTAGTTTTAAACCAGGACTTCCATTTACTGTTGTAGTTGCTGGAGTTACCGCTGCAATTGTTATTTGTCCTGCTCCAGTTTGTAAAATATTTATTTGTGATCCTATTGCAAAATTTGCAGTAGCATCTGTTGGTATATTTAGTGTACCCGCAGTTGCTCCATTACTTAACTCAAGCCATTTATCTTTATCTGCTAGAACTACTGTGTATGCATTTGTTGTAAATGTAGGTGTTGAAATAGTTAAAGTAGAAGAAGCAAACTCAACTGCTTGTGACACCGAATTAAGAGTGCCCCCAACAAGAATTTTGTCATTAGTAGAATCCCAAGCAATTCTGCCATCTGTTGTAGAAGATGTAGTAGATAGAGTAAGGAGTGGTGTATCAATTGTTGGACTTGTTAAAGTTTTATTTGTAAGGGTTTCAGATACATCTTTAAGAGCAGTTCCATTCATAGAGTATGACTTACCAGAAGCAAGATTTATGTGTTCCGATGAAGTCCAAGAATCTGTAGAGTCAACCCAGTTAAAGGTTTTATCGGTTGTGCCTTTAAGTGTAATACCTCCGCCATCGGCAGTTATGTCTGTTGGAGTTTCTACATCTCCAAGAATAATATTTTTATCTTCAACAACTAGGTTAGTTGAGTTAATATTTGTAGTTGTACCGTTTACGGTAAAGTTTCCAGATACCGTCAAAGAAGGAACTGTAAATTCTCCAGATGAAGATACATTAGCAAGGATTGTTCCGCTTGAGTTTTGCCATTCTTGCAGGTTAGCGGTTTGTGATGCTATGCCTCTAATAACTTGTCCAATATTTGTTGTAGCAGTTGTGGTAACTTCCATTTGTGCGCCGTAGTTAGTAGTACCACCAGTACGCATTTTTCCAGTTGATGTTACAAAAGATACACCTGTAATAAAATCTGAAACAAATGCGCCATCTGATTGAATTCTTGCCAATAGTGTACCAGCACTATCCTGCCATTGTTGAAGGTTGGCGGTTTGGGAGGTTGCACCACGAACAACTATCGGAGTAATTGCTGCCGTACCAGCAACAAAACTTCCAACGGCAGACAAAGTAAATGTTCCACCTGTACCTGCTACATCTGTAAATCCTGAACCAAGAACCGTAAAGGTTGTTGATGTAACTGCTGTGACTGTCCAAGTTCCATTGTAAGTGCCACCACTTACTGATGCCACTGTAACTCGCTGACCTGCTTGCACAAGTGATGTGCCACCATAGGTAAAGACTGCAACTGTCGCAGATGTATATGCAGCCGATGTGATTGCCGTAGTAGTTGAACCATTGATGCTTGTGGTAGTCCCTGCGTATATTTGTCCAGCAGAATTAATTCCTGAAAGAACAGTTCCAGCACTACCCCTCCATTGTTGTAGGTCTGAAGTTTGAGTTGAAATACCTATTACTTGTAAAGATGGATAACTTCCTGCTGTTGATGTGACAGCAAAATAGGCAGAATTATTTCCTGATTGAAATACTAGTTGGCTTCCTCCGCCACCTACATATCCCATTGAACCTGAAATACGTAAATTACCACTTGCCTGGATTGATGCCAACGTTGTACCAGCATTATTCTGCCATTGTTGAAGGTCGTTTGATTGTGACGTTGCGCCTCTCACAACTATTCCAGTAGTAGTATTATTTATAGGAATTACTGATAATTGTGTTCCTGTTATTAAGGTTCCAAGATTTAGTGCGCCAGTATTTCTTAGGCTTGCCCTTACCGTTCCATCAAAATTGTGCCATTCTTGCAGGTTAGCGGTTTGAGATTCGGTGCCCTTTACAATTAAACCAATAGTTTCAGCATTAGCAGTAGTAATCTGTTGCACTCCACCAGTAAAAGTATTGGCGGTAGCAAGATAAGGAACACCAGTAATTGCTGAACCTGCTGGAATTGTTACTGTGCCAGTAAAAGTGGGGGAAGCAAGTGGGGCTTTAGCATCTATCTGAGTTTGAATTGCTGAAGTTACACCATCTACATAATTTAATTCTGTAGAAGTTGCTGTAAGATCAACGTTCTCGTTAATTTTTGGGGTAGTTAAAGTTTTATTTGTAAGAGTTTGTGTATCCGATGTGGTAATAACTTGATTACCATTGACCGTAGCAGAGTTTCCTTCTACGATCAAACCATTCTTGACCCTAAAATCTTTATTTGTTGTAGTCACTGAAGTTCCCTATCCCCTCAGATACATATTAGGCTTCTATAAGCGTCTTATGCACCTTTACTGTTGTCTCGTCTGATGCCGTTACAAGTAGTCTAACATTTCCGCCTGAGTAATCTGCATTAGTTGTTCCTAAAGATGCTGCTGCATTGATTACATCTGCGTATTCTGTAAGAGCAACGTTGTTGCCTCCGTCTACGTTAACAAGGATTTCTATGGTTTGAATTTCTGTACCCTTTTTCATTTGTACTAAATATTTAGCACTTGAGTATGTGGTTGCTGACCAAGAGTCAACTACGGTTGCAGTTCCACTTGTAAGTGCTTGTGTAGCAGTTCCAATTAATGCATCTGTCAGTGTAAGCGATGTTGCAGTTGCTGCACCAATGTTTGGAGTTGTAAGTGTTGGAGAGGTGCCAAATACTAGAGCGCCAGACCCTGTTTCGTCAGAGATTACTGATGCTAGTTCTGTTGAAGTGGTTGCTGCAAAAACGTCCAATTTGTTGTTTGTAAGAGCAACAGTACCTGTAGCATCTGGAAGAGTAATTGTTCTGTCTGCAGTTGGATCAGTTACTGTAATAGTTGTTTCATGGTCGTTTGCTGTAGCACCTTCAAGAACGATACTTCCGTCTGAAAGGGTAAGTCCTGAAATTGTTGGTGATGTTAGAGTTTTGTTTGTTAAAGTGTCCGTTGAAGAGGTAGTGACAACATTAACACCTTCAACAGCAATAACACCTGCTGAAACTCTTGAAATTGTTGTGTCTGTAGCATGGCCTAACTCAACAGTTCCTACACCTAAAGCGGTGGAAGTTGAAGCAACTAATCCACTAATCGGTAAGCCAGTTGCATTTGTTAAAGTTCCTGATGCTGGAGTTCCAAGTGCTGGAGTAGTTAGTGTTGGCGATGTGAGAGTTTTATTTGTAAGGGTTTGTGTATCTGTTAATGTTACTACAGTTGAATCAATATCAAGAGTGTTTCCAGTCTTGTCTAATCCTGTACCCGCAACAATTTGTCCAAGACCAGTAAACTGAGTAAAGGTAAGTGCTGTAGTTCCAACTGTAATTGCACCATCGTTAGTTAATACATAACCTTGATCAGCGTTTACAGTTCCTTCTTCTACGAATACCGCAAAATTTGAAGTAAGTTCAGCACCTTCATCACAATCTTGTGCACGATCTGGATTACCAAATGGTCGAACTATATAAATACCGTTTTCTGAAGCAGTTGATTGATTCTTAACAAGAATACGCTCATTAACAACAAGAGTTACTCCGTCAATAACATCTCCATTGTTAAGATCACTGAAAAGGTTAACGTTTGCAGTTGTTGCTGCACGTACTGATGGTTTCCAGTCAATACCTACAACTGCTGTATCAACATAACCTTTTGTTGCTGCATCTGATGAATCAGTTGGTGTACCAAGACCTGTAATCTTGTAAGTTGCCATACTGACGTTGCCAGTTGGTGCTCCAACAGCGCTTAGTGCAAACTCTGAAGGGTCTACAGAAATTGCGCCTGTTGAATCATCATAGTCAAGACCATTTCCTACAACAGTTCCAATTGCATCTTGTGCTCTTTCGTCTGTGAAGTATTTGTTTGTTGAACCTTCTGCAATATCGTCAGATCCAAGAGTACGTGAACCACCAAGAGATGTTGATGTACCGTTAATAGTAATTGCTGAGTTTGATAGTTTATCGTTTGCAATTGATCCTGCAAGCATTGTGTTTGTTACAGAACCTGTATCTCCAGTTGTTACAACAGTTCCAGTTACGTCTGGAAGAGTAATTGTACGGTCTGCTGTAGGGTTTGTTACTGTAAGAGTTGTCTCGTTAGCATCTGCTGATGAACCTTCAAAAACAATGCTTGAATCTGAAAGTGCAAGTCCTGAAACCACTGGGCTTGTAAGAGTCTTATTTGTAAGTGTTTCAGTTCCTGCAAGAGTTGCAAAGTCTTGATCTGTTAGTGCTGTATTAAACTCTGCAATAGTTCCTGTAATTGTGTTTGTAGTTAGTGAAACCGATTTGTTTGTAAGTGTATCAGTTGTGTCTTTAAGAACTACCGTTCCAGTTGCATTTGGAAGTGTAATTGTTCTATCTTCAGTTGGATCGGTTACTTGAAGGGTAGTTTCAAAGTCATTTGCAGTTGCGCCTTCAAATGAAACGCTTGCTTGAAATACTCCAACTGGTTGTGTTTCTTTCCAGGCAATTCCATTTGTTGCTTGATCGTCTGCTGTAAGCACATAGTTATTTGTTCCAACTGCTAGACGAGTTACTGCATCTGCACCAGATGCAACTAGTAAATCACCTTTTGCGTCTACTAATGCTTCTGTTAATATATCGTGGTTGTTTACAGTTGCAGTTGATCCTTCAACTACTAGTCCCGCTTTTACTCTAAAATCTTTTGTTACGGTTGCCATCTTATATCTCCTTGGTTAGGCCTTTAATCCCATACGCATGTAGCGTAGGGTTATAGGTGTAATTCCCCCTACTGGAACAACAGTTAGTGAAACTGTGTCTCCAGCCCTTGAAACAGAGATGGTGCCAATATTCCCATCATTGTCAATTGTTGCATACTGAGTAAAGTTAACATCTGTACCGTCAATCAGAATGCTAAGTTCTGTAGAAAAGTACTTGTTAGCCCCACCTACCACATATTTGAGTGAGATCATATATTTCATTGATCTAAACTCGCTTGCTAAAAAGTTATCAAAAACCGTTGGGTTTTCAATTCCATTAATTGTTGACTCGTTATTACCATCTGATCCAAGATCGGTAGACCTAGCAGAAGTACTATCAATTAAGTCTATATAGTTTTGTTCCGTTGGTCTATCACCTGTTTGAAACAGGGCTTTTACATTGGTGGTTGATATCTTTGCCATAGGTCTATTATAGCATTATGTTAAAGAATATAGTTAGAAAAACCAATCATCTGAACACCAATTACTGGTGGATTGTTTGGGCTATAGCCTTGAATGCCAATATTGGTTATGCTTAGTCTAAATGGAAGAATTTCTGTTAATATAACTACCTTCGAATAATTGACTAATGCAACAGGATTTGATGCTGGCTTAATGTCTGAAATTGCTATTGTTGGAGAAATTGTTGCTGCTGAAACTAATACCGCTAAAGCAATACCTTGGGAAATCGAGGTTGTTGCCATTATGAATCCTGATCTGTTACTTCACCAAGCATAATCATTTCGCCTTGACATACTGTCCAAATACGATCATTGTCTGTTAGTTGAATATCAAAAACATCTCCAGTTCTTAACTGTTTTGATTGTACTGCAGATACCGTTACTGTAAATTCTCCTGGATCATCAAACTCTGTTGCATAAGGATAGACTGTAAATAATAAATCATCTCCGACATCGTCTGAATACCTTCTAAAATCTCCTTTTATGTCCCAACCAGTGATATCTCCACTTTCATCATTTGTATAATCTAAAGGATTTCCTAAATCATCTTCTACGTAAATTCTAAAAGATATAGTATCTCCTATTACAGCAGTCCAGTTAATTAATGGTGGCTTATTGCCAAGGTTATATACTGAAGGTGTTGTTACATTTGTAATTGAACTTTCATCAGGGTTTCTATATGTAGCCATTATTTAATTATACCATTAAGCAAGTCCATTTTTTAATGCCCCCCATGTTCCGTTGCCCTTTGGTTGACCAACAATCAATATTCCAGTAGTTGCATTAGATTTTGCTACTACTGCTACCGCTCCAGAACCAGTTGCTGGTTGTGTTGCTGTTAATCCTCCACCATCTGCTACATAAAGAACATTGCCAGCAGTAAATGAATTTGTATTTGCATCAAGGATTACACCAGAAATAGTAACAACGCCATCTGTATTATTTCCAATTGCAGAACTTGTTAGTCCTAATACTGGAAATGTGGCAATGTTATCAGAGTCACATTTTCCTATTGTTGTTTTTGTATTAAATCCAGTAACAAAAACTGGTGTTGCTTTTGCAATACTTGCACCACTTACATTTCTAACCTCTATTGTATGATTTACAAGATCAGGAAGAATTAATTCAATTTGTTCCGCTAAGTCTTGCAAATCTTCATGAATGTTTACTGGATCGCTAGAAAGCGGAAAGGGAATATCATAATTTGCGGTTGCACCAGTAGCCATAATCTTATTATTATACCACTTCCTAAAGCAATATTTTTAATAAATGTGCGGGTATATTGATAAAGTTGACTTTAATCCCTAAATCATGTTATAATTAATATACTACCGAAAGGTAGTTTTTGTTTCTAAGGAGGTAACACTAATGAGAAACATTGAAAAGAAGGTTTGGTTGGGGTTACTATCTATTGTTGGTTTGGTTGCGCCTTTTAGCAATTCTGCTAATGCTTTAGATAATAATTTATTGACTAAACCCTCCGTTGAAGCCGTTCCAGCCCCTACAGGGGCTTTTCTGGTTTCTAAGGAGAGTATATTAAAAAAATATGAAAATGCTCATAAATTAACTGATAGCCAGTTAGTTGACCTATTGAAGGCTATAGGGTTTAAAGGTGATAAATTAAGAACAGCATGTGCAATTGCAAAGGCTGAATCTAATGGAAGACCTTTTGCTTTTAATGGCAACTCAGAAACTGGAGATAGTTCTTATGGAGTATTTCAAATAAATATGATAGGAAAACTGGGTCCTGATCGTAGAGAAAAATTCGATCTTGACTCTAACGTTGAATTATTTAACCCAGTTACTAATTCACAAATAACATTTCACATGACTAAGGGTGGTAAAGATTGGTCAGCATGGAGTTCTGTGAATGGACCACGGTATCAAGAATGGTACAGCAAGTATCCTTGTAAAGTCTAATAATTAAAATACCCTCCTTGCTTTTGGCTTGGAGGGTTTTTTATTTTAAACATTAAACATTTTATTGTAAATATAGGTTTAGTCTATTCGTGTTTTTTAATACTTGCTCTAATTTCTTTTTCAAATATATTATATTTAGTAGGAATCCAAAAAGACGGAGTTGTGTATCTTACGCCTTTAGTTATTTCACGCACACCATGTATGTACATAGTATTTGATGGGAAAAAAACTAATGTTCCAGCCTTGGGCTTAAACTCTAGTTTGTGATCTGGAAAATATATTTCTCCACCTTCATAGTCATCATTTAAATATATAACAGCCCCATAATCAACTATAAATGCTTCATTTGGATGCCCCTCTGGATCTTCTCCATCTGCATGTAATGGTTGATACTCTCCTACATCCCATCTTCTTATTCCAGCAGAATTAGTTTCAAGTGGTCTGCCAAAATGAAACTCAATCTCTTTTTGTACCCTATTAATTGCATTTAATAAAATTTTATGAATCTCTGGTTTTTCTTTATGAAGTTTTTCTGTAACTTTGTCTGGTATGCCAGCCATTGAATTAGATCCCCAAGAAATTGAATCATCAATTGAAGATAAAATCAAGTCTAAGTCTTCTTTAGAAATAAAGTTTTCTTTAATAACTATATTTTTTGTTGATCCTATTTTCATTATATTTCTCCTTAGTTAGGTAATTTATATTGTTCTGCTATTTCTTTTGCTTTGTCAAAATTTGATACATCAATCATTGAATATAAAACATAGCACAACCATTGGTAAGATGATTTCTCACAATACCCTTTTGATTGCATTGTTTTAGCAATGTCTTCTATAATTTCCATTATTTATATTCCATAAACAAATTAATGGCATATCTAGTTCCTGAAATAACACTATGTGCTACGTGTGCATATGGGTAGTTAGAAGGAAATAAAACCATTGAATTTTTTATTGGTTTTTCTTTAATTCCAAAATTAACAAACTCTATTTCTCCGCCCTCATAACTATCGTTTAAATAAATAACACAACTTGTTACCCTATTTGATACATGTTTAGATCCATCATCATAATGCATAACATATTTTTGATTAGGCTCATACTTTAATGCCTCTATTGTAAAGTATGTTAATTCTGGTAAATAATACATATTCCTATATTGTCCTAAAAATTTATCTATTCCGCTTTGTACAATATTAAAAATTTTTTCATACTTTTCTTTATCGTTAAAATATATAACAGAGTTAGACCTATCTTCTACTTTAACATTTTCTGGCTTAGACCATTCATACTTATTTATTTCTTCTATTAGCATTTCTGGATTTTCTAAAACATCATAATAAAATTCTATACCATTTTTAGACATTGCTATGCCTTTCGTCTTTTGTATAAAGTTTAATTTTTTTAACTTCATGTTCTCCAATTTTATTACCATATTGATCGGTGGCACTTCTATAAAAATCAGACCATTTTGGAATTTTATTGTTTTCTAAAATAACATTTCCATAATTTGTTAAATTTTTGTGATATTCATTTATATCGTATGGATTGTTATTTAAAGTCATTGTAGATTCATTTAAGTTAAAAAGAGATATTGGCATTACTGCCATAAAAGGTTCGTTTGCCTTAAAGGTTATTGAAACATTTGGCTTTGTAATTTTCCAAGAAACTGGTATTGGAGAATTCCAAAAACTTGTACTAATAATATTAGTTAGTGGCGATGCTCCGTCAATAACTAGGTTTGGTGGTCCAAAAAACAAAAGACTAACATTTGGATCTGTTTTAAAAAACCACCCAATATTAAAAATTAAGGTTGCAGTTCCTCTATTTGTATCAACAAACTCTTGTCCCTCTAAAACCTTTATATGATTTCCTTCTTCTGTGTCGTTTCCATCCCATATTACGGTTATATCTTTTGGAAATGAGAATCCCCAACCCATTTGATTGGTTAGGGATAATGGAAAACAGCGATATGCATGACCATCAAATGTTTTATCCATCCACTCTCTTTTTACTGGAAGTTGCTCTATCTTTGCTGCTCCCTGAAAAATTTCGTATGCTTCAATATTATACATTTATGCTGTTGTTCTATTTTTTAAAATTTCATTTGCTCCGTGTGCTCGATCATTATAATCAAACATTGTCACTGCTGAATATTTTAATCCTTCTTCTACTGGAAGCGCTGCATGTGAATAAATAAAGGTAGATGGAAACAAAACAATATCTCCTTCTTCTGGTTGATAAGTATAATTTAGGTATGGGAAAAATAATCCACCACCAACAAAGTTATCATTTAAATACATGACTGTTGAAACTGTACAAATATAACTAAAACCATGATCTGAGTGAACTCCAAAATGGTGCCCTGGTCCATACTTTACAAAATTAACTGCTTCTTGATATCTCATTTGAATGTTATACATAGAACAATAATGGCTTAAGCATGATTGCAACCTAACATCGATATCTTCATAAATATTTTTTAAATCTGAATTGGCTACAGATGGATTATTGGTTATATCATATTTTCTAACTTTAAAGTCTACACAATCTCGGTAATCTTTCATTGTTTGATAGTCGCCTACTTGTGCTTCAGACCACTTAAAAAATGTATCTTTATCTTTATTATTATCGATTACACTTTCTAATCTTTCTACCAAGTTTAATGATTTATTTAAACTATTTTTGTAAATAAAAACACCATTTGCTGGATTTAAAATTTCAATATTTGTTGCTTCCATAGCAGACCCCTTTTCGTTATTTTAATTATACACCATATAGAGTTTTATACGCTACTATGGTAAAATATATAGATGATCAATAAAAAATCTATAATCCCGTCTGGATATTATGGCAACTCTAAAGAAAATATAGTAATTATTAATAATTTTATATCTCATGATGATATAAAAAAAATAAAAATATTTTGCTCAGAATTAAATACCTTTATGTCTATTCCTGGAGACAATTGGGATAATCGTGTTTGCAATAACTCAATCCTTAAAGAAATTGCTCCTGATATTGAACAAATATTATCTACTTATCAAAAAAAACATAAAAAAATTATAGAAGATTTTTTTAGTATTGAATTAAAAGATAATGTGCCAAGCGTTGTTATATGGAGACAGGGTGATCTTCAACCACCACATGCAGATAAAGAAAATCTTGATGGAAGCCCAAACCTATATCCTGAAAACGACATTGCTTCCTTGTTCTATCTTAATAATGAGTATATTGGCGGAGAAATTTATTTTCCAACACAAGGATTACAATTTAAATTAAATGCTGGAGATGCGGTATTTTTTCCAGGAGATGTTAACTATCAACATGGTGTTACTGAGGTAACTGAAGGAAAAAGATTTACCTGTCCAGCATTTTGGAATGTTATAAAAAATAATAAAAATATTTAATATTTTATTAAATTATTCTGGTAGTGTAAAAGTATCTGTTTCTGAATTATAAATAACTCCTGCTTGAACAATTCCACCTTCTATAGCAGTTTGACCAGTAACATCTTTAATTATAGGATTACTCATCATCATTGCATAAAATTTTTCACTTGCTGTAATTACCTGAACAACCTCATTGTCAATTATTAAAGCAATATAAAACAAGTTATCTGGCAATGCTGGAACTTCACTATCTTCTATAGCCATTTTTTCTCTTTTCTGTTATATTAATTATAGCACTTATGACGCAAAGGCTTTACCATTTTCCAATCGGACATTTTGAAGCCTCTAGTCTTGTTTTTATTTCCATAAAACAGCCACATTTTTTACATGTTTTTGTTAATTGTATTAATTCTGGGCAAGATATGCATATGTCTAACCTTTTATTTTTAATTTCAATATCAACCGACTTTGTATTTGGATTTAACAAGTCAAAAGGCGTAGTTCCATATTTTTCTTTATATTGTTGCCATTTATTTTTTTCTGACATTTTTCCCCCTTTATTTTATTACAAACAGAATAGGAACGTTGTACTTGTACAGACACATTGATAATCAGATGAACCGCTAGTGTATACTCCGTCAAAGTAACAATTTCCAAATACATTCAAGCATCCGCCTCCAGCAATAGCACATGGTTGTGGAGAAGGTGGTGGGAATGGTGGTGGGAATGGTGGTGGGAATGGTGGTGGGAATGGAGGTGGGAATGGAGGTGGGAATGGAGGTGGTGCTGGGAATGGCGGTGGGAATGGTGGTGGGAATGAAGGTCCAAATGATGGTGGGAATGAAGGTGCTGGTGCTGCTGGTGTAACTGAACTAGTAGGTGATGAAAAATCAGAGTCTAAAATAGTATTATTTAACTTTACTGTAAATGTATATGCAGTTCCATTTGATAATCCAGTTACTACTATTGGTGAACTAGATCCAGTTTGTGAAATTGAACTAGGTGATGAAACAACTGTATAAGTTAAAGAAGAATCTGGTTTACCTAAATATGTTGGTACTGTAAATGTTACAGACGCTTGACCGTTACCAGCGGTTGCAGTTCCAATTGTTGGTGTTCCTGGTGTACGACCAGCAGAAGATAATACGGGTCCTAGTCTTGACATTATGCAACTAAGTCTCCAAGAACAACCCAAGAGTCAGTAGCACGTTTAATACATACGGCAGATGACCATTGTGCTCTTAATTTTAATCCTGGAGTTCCGTCTACAGTTGTAGTTCCTGGAGTAGTTGCTGCAATAGTTACCTGTCCCGTGCCTGTTTGTAAAATTGTAATTTGTGCACCTGTTGCAAATGCTTGGTTGGCGTTTGTTGGAATTGACAAGGTAACTGCAGAAGCACTTGACACCTCAACCATTTTTCCATTATCGGCAAGAACAAGTTCATAAGCAACTGTTTGTGGGTTAATTGAAAGATTTATAACTGGAGCAGTTAAAGTTTTATTGGTTAGTGTTGCGCTATTAGTAAGTGTAACATCTGGTGTTGTCCAGGCTAGTCCTGATGCCGTTGCAGAGTTGGCTGTTAAAACGGTTCCATTACTTCCAACAGATAAAATAGATAATGTGTCATTTGCTGAAGCAGAAAGTAGGTCACCTTTTGCTGCAAAATCTGTTTTTAATAGTGCAGTTGAAAGATCAATTGCAGTTATTTGAGTTTGTAAACTATTAAGTGTATAAGCAATAGATGGACTTACAAGGTTTGCTGCATTAGAGTTTGCCGAATTATAATTTTCGTCTCCATAGTGATATAAACGAAATGCTGCCTGTATGTCGGCAGGATCTGATAATCCTGGAATTTTAGTTGGTATTAACGTACCTATTGATTCTGCTGCCATATATCACCTCATTAGAATTATATCATAAAGATATAGACTAAGACTCCTCATCTTCTAAAATTGTTATAAATAAATGTGTTGTTACTTGCCCCTCTAAAACCGCCCAATCTCCATATGGGCCAGAATCTACATCTGTTCTATGCTCAACTGCTTTAAAGTTTATAACTAAATTTTGATTGTTTCCAGCAAGAGCGGGTATGCTCATAGAGGCTGCAATTGGATTATCATTTACAATACTAAATTGAACACTAAAGTTACTAGAAGTTAGTGATGTTAAAGAGGTAATATTTGAAATAGGAATCACAATTTGTGCAATTCCATTGGTGTAGGTTGTTGTGTGATTAACTGAATAAATTGTTGGATTTAACTCTAGCACCTCAATCCAGGTATTTGCTCCAGGTTGAGATACGTATTGATATAGATATCCATAATCTGTACCTGGAGAGGTATTAATATATAGATCATTAAGAAGTGGGGTTTGACCAACTCCCTCTGTATTTGGATTTCCTGCGCCAACAAAAACTTGACTTCCACGAGTTCCTGTTGGTCCAATATCTACTAAAAGTTCTACAACTTCTGGGGGACCAAGAACTGTAATGTCATCGTTGTCTAATAAAACATCAGGCATTATACTGCACCTGTTACGTCATCTACTACTGATACTTCTCCTGTAAGAAGTGTATAAATTTGTGTTCCGTCTGTAATCTGAACATCATAAACATAAGTAGCAGCAGCAAGAGTTCTACCAACTGCTGGTGTTATTGTACATGTAACAATATCTGTTGTTGCATTCACTACTGCAGAGGCAACGGTCTGTACTCCAGCAGAACCTCTTACGGTTGAAATTGTAAAAGCAGCGCTATAACCTGCTAAATCAAAAGTCCCGCCATTTGCTGTCTTTGGACGAATTACAAATTGAGATGTGTCACCACGGTAATACAAAAAGTTATAAAATCCTGGAAATGCCATTATTCCTCCTAACTTATTATACCATTAAGAATTAACTCTGGTAGAATTATTTTTTTACTTTAAATACTTTTTTACCAATTTTAATAATTGGTGGAAGATTATCCTTTTTCGCTGATATTTTTACTATTGGCATTATAGACCTGGAGTTACATCACCTAGCACGCATATGGTTCCAATTACTGGAGTCCATACTGTGTCTGCGTTTGCACCGCTACCGCCTTCAATTATTACTTGTAAATCAAACTGTAGTTCGGCAACAATTGAGCGGTATTTAGTACCACCCCAATTTTCAGTAATGTTTGCTGGAGCAAAAATTTCAACATACCCATTACCATCGGTAGTAATAAGTTCATCTAAAACATCTCCATTGGAATCATAAGATGTAGCGCTATATGTCCAGTCTGAGGTGTCGTATGGTGTGGTTTCGTCATCTTCAAAAAACTCTACCTTTAGGGTTGCACTATCTCCACGGACTACTGTCCACTGTATGTTGGCTGGTGTTGCGCCATATTTTTCAATTGTAGATACGCACATAATATTTGATTATACCATAAAATATGCTAACCCCTAGGCGCAGTGGGGGGGGTGGGGGCAACCTAGGGGCAGCACTAAAATTATAACATTATATATTAATAGACATTATATTTGTAACAAAACGTTATAAACCAGATATATAAAAATTGTTATTGAACCGTTATAAAGGTTTGGCATAAAGTTCGAAAAATCCAGGAGTTATGGTGTATACTTAAAATATATAAAGAAAAGAATATACTGTAAATAGGTTTTTAAGATATCTTTATATATAGTTACTTAGAATGATCTTTTAAATGTTCGATCATTAAGTCAAAAATTTTTTCAGTCTTCTCTTCTAATCTTGTAATTTGGTCCTTCATCGAGGATCCATTATTGGGCTTCATTTCGTAAACAATATCTTCTACGTATTTTTTAACAATCCATCTTACGCCCATTCCAACAATTGCAAGTATGGACAATAAAGTTAAAATCATTCCTGCCCAGTCTTGAGTTGTCATGAATCCAATTATAACATTATTTATTTTAAATTTCGGCGGGAATTAACGAAGCCGAAAAATAGAGATAACAAACCTTCCACCACCTAATATGTATGACACATACACTATGGTGTAATATATGTCAAACCTTCTATGCGGCTATATGCTCTATATGAGGTTTGTTATTTAAAGTGTTTATTGACCAGAGAAACGATAATTGTTATACCTGCCAAAATTGCAAGAATTAACAAACCTCTATCTGAGTGATCATAACTTCCGCTACAACCAACCCATTCTTGATCTACGTAGCAGTCTTTAAACATACCTGCATATTGATTATTCTTCAAATGAGGTTTGAGATTCCAGGAGATTATTAACTACCGTGGTTTTGCAAGAACAATGATTACAAACCTCTTCTTCAAAAACTTTTAATGCCAAACCATTGTTTATAACTTTTTCGTTATTAGAGTGTGGGTCATAGCCTTTAGGGGTTTGTCTACTCCAGGATTCTGGATATGAAGGATTATCTATGTTATCTAGTATAGCCATGTGATTATTATATACTATATTGACCACCAGGTATTGGTGTTGTAGAAATACCCGACTTTTTCCTTGTACTCGAAATATTTTTTATTTACCTGGTTCCAGTCAGGATCGTTAGTTGACAAACCACAATATCCGCATAGCCCAGAACCTGTGTATCTATATACGTGTTGGCACATATATTGATTATACCCTATACCCTGGAAATCTGAAAAAATTTTCATTTTGACAAAATCTGAATATTTTTATCAGATGTACGATACATGTTTAAAAAAAATAAAATATAAAAAATTAGTGAGCACACTACTCTGGGTAGTGCGCCCTATCATAGTCTGCAAGGCTGCCACCATTGTCTAGGTGCGCCTTGCGTCTTAGTTGTTCAGCAGAATACTCAGACACTTTTGCGTCCTTGTATCCAACCTGAATGAATACCAACTAGCGGTGCGTCAATGTTTACTGCTGTGCCAATTGGTAATGCGTTAGAGTATTGATCAATAAACTCTAGTATTTTTTCTTTGCTTGTAAATGGCATGTCTGCCACCGAGCCGTTAACTGTTGTTAGTTTTACTGGTATCACTTGTCTCTCCTAATCAATTTAATTGAATAAATGAACGCAATAGTGCCAACCAACAACCATGTTGGTATCTCTACTGCTAAGGCAATGCTCTCGGCATATAAACCAAAACCATCTAAGTCTAAAAATAGTTCCATAACTACTTAACCTCCTCATCTAAATTGTATTGAGCAGATAGATAAGCGTTAGCCTGACTTAGTGCGTCAAGCAAGGACTTATCCTCTCTATCATAGCGAGCCTGTTGGGCTTTTCTAATATCCGCAATAAGGTTATTGTTAGGGTTATTCTTTATCATTTTAGTTTATCCTTTCGTTAGATAACTTTCTTTATACCTGCAATTCTAGCAGGGGGGTCTGACAATTTAGGGGGGTTATTTGCTAGGCTCACTGTGATTTGTCTCACATTTACTTGCTAGGCTCACGCCCCTAAATAATTCTATATTTAATTTTCTATAATGGAATTATAGCAGGGATAAGCCCAAAAGTCAACACGACACGCCGTTAATAACACGCATGTAATTAGTGATATGCACCACACGACATATCGGACATATCGGACATGCAGCCCGGCTCGGTCGGGTGTGTCTGAGAGGGTTATCCACATGACGTAGATCACATACCTATTTCACGCTCAAGTTATCCACATGACCTACATCACAAGACACAATGTCCGTTTTGTACTACTTACTGGTGAGTAAATGTCAGTGGTCGCTGTTATACTTCTAGTATAAAGAAAGTTAAATAAAGGTTATTTAACAGAAAGGACAAAATGAAAGATTTTGTTAAAAAGTTAGAATTAGAAAACTATCTTGATGAAAGTCAAGATGAGTTAAGTCTAAGACTAGATGAGTTAATCGCTCTTGGTTCATATAACTAAATATAAAAAAAATCCTAGTGAGCCTTACTAAAAAAGTAAGCAAATAATCTAGGTCAAGGAAAAAGATAAACACAAGGTTTATCGCTTAAAGAAAGGAATTCAAAATGAATTCACTAAAAAATAAAGTGTGTAAGCATACACCTAATAAAAATGCTATCTCTATCCATCAGGATATGAAATATACTTTCTGTGAGAATTGCGAAAGCAATATCTACTCTCACTATATTGAGGACAATGACTTAATGTCTTATTGGTCTTCATGGAAGGTAGGTAAATAAATGTTTTCTACAATAAAACTAAATTGTCGCATATGTGATGAACCTATTTATAGCGTTCATTTTGATACGCAAGACATAATCACTTGCTCAAATTGTTGGGAGTAAAATGCTTAACGAAATAAAAAATAAAATAATTCGTATTCAAGAATTGCGCCGTAGTAATGCGGCAACACCAATTCCAAATAAAAAAAAATATAGTAGAAAGGTAAAACATAAAAATGCAAAATGAAAATATAACTAAGCAATTTGAAAACGCAGTTGAATTAACTAATTTAACCGAAGCGCAATTAGAAATTGTTAAACAAATTTTATTAGATAAATTTAACTAATAAAAAATTTTTGCAGAAATAAAAACTCTGCAAAAAACCCGGCTCCCCTGGCGTGTCGTCCACAGCCTGTGGATAAACCTGTGGATAACTTACGTACGATGTGATTTTTCTCACACAGTTTGAGCGTCTTATTATTTGAGATTACTGGCTAGTAGGTTGTAAATGTCTGCTAATTCTGCTAAACTTACAGAGTAAGAAAATAACAAAAAAGAAAGTAGGTAGCAAAAATGGCTAACCTTTACACAATAGAAAACCTTTTACAAGGTAAACAATATCGCTCTAATTCTCTTAATGGAGAAATTATTAGCGGTGAAAAAACCGACCATTGGTTTGGTAATGATAGAGAAGCGTATCGTGTTTTAATTCGCACACCGCATTCTTATACAGACCACTATCGCATAATTGCGGTTAAGGTAGGTGAATAAATGATAAAACTTTGTGGTATTTGTGGTATCAATTCCGCTCATGTATCTAAGCATGGCATTCCCCCAATGTGTGATGAATGTATTGCTAAGAATTGGAGGAGGGTCAATGTCTGATTATCTTAACTCTCTAGATGAGGTCTATACCGACCTAGTAGCCGAGTATGGCGAGGAGATAACCCTTGCTTATCATCAGGCTAATATAAAGGAGATGTGAGGCAACTCACACTCCAACACACCCCCTATAATTGGAAAATGTCAGCGATAACTGATAGAATAATAACTCAAACAAAAACGAAAGGTGGTCAGAAATGACTTATACTGTAAAACTAGAAACCTTTAATGGTGCTGTAAAAAATATCAACCTACCTTCTCAGGGTGCGGTTGCTCAATTCATAAACACTTACCCAAACCAATTACCTGTTGGCGTATCTGTAAAAATTGCTTGTGATGTGTTAGGTGTTCGTGGCACACTTAGGGGAAAGGCGTTAGCATAATGATAAGTAGCGTAATGACTTTTAAATGCGACCAATGCAATAATGCAGGTTATATCTTTTGGGGAGATAACCTTGACTATGATGTAGAAAAATGCCAATGCGAAAATTTTGCCCTTGGAACTTTATTTACTAGCGGGGAGGCTGACTAATGAAAACAATTAAACACTACATAACACTAGAAACTGAAATTCTTAACGAAAACGATATAACTGCTAAGGCTCTTTTATCTTTACCTAAAGAAACACAACAAATTAGACTAACTGAATTAGCCTATATTGCTTTATCTGAAACAATAGAAAAAGAGTTAATAAAGTTAAATAAAAACAATTCTTTTGCTGTCTTAAAGTTGGTTAAATAATGATGACTAGAAAATCTTATATCCAAACCGCAAACATCTTAAAAGGATTTGTAGATGAAATTCCACAAAATACTTATGAGGATTTAGTTCAAGAATTTGCTGAGTGGTTTAAATCAGATAATGAAAACTTTGACTACGCAAGATTTGAAAAGGCTTGCGGAATTGATGAAATTGGTTTAATTCCTGTTGGTTCTGAAATGTGGAAGGGGTAAAACAATGATAACTAATTTAGATTTAATTGCAATAATTATTGCGCTAAGTGGTTCAATGTTGGTAATGTTTTTATTTTATAAACAAAATGTTGCACAACAAAAAGAAATTCGCAGATTGCGAAATGAATTGCGTAAAGCATTTAAAGTATAAATAAAAATTCCTGAGCAAGAATAAAAACTGCTCAAACATTTGTTCGAAAAACCCGGCGCAGGCGGCGTGTCGCAATCTATACATGACCTTTACGTGTGGTTAAGATCACACCCTAAATTCCCCAGATTAAGGCGTCTAATTGGATTTTGTCAGTTGTATCTGCTAGGATAAAGATATAAAGAAAGAAGGAACAAATGGGTAAAGTAAAAGAAGCACTAATGGATATATTAGAGCATGACCTATGCTATGGCTATGGTTGGTTATATCAAGGAAATAATGTAGACTTTGATAGTGAGGTTTGCGAGTGTAATCCTTACGCTATATCTGCTGATGAAATAATGGAATGGAAAGGACTATAATGGATAAAGAATATACTTATTCACTTACTACTTCATATGATGGAGAGTTAATAAATACCCTGCGAGTTAGCGATATGCTAGAAGCAGTTAGGGCTTGGGATAAATGCGTGGACTATGGCTTTGCTAAAGAATACGCAACCTATAACTTGTCTGACCCAACAGGTAAGATGTATACTAAAACCTTCTACACTAACGGAGAGGTCGTAATTAAATAATGGGAAGCATAACAGCAATAGGTTTAGCAGATACAACGCTAGACCTAGAAACACAATTAAAGTATCACCTGCAAGGTAATCATTATCCACCAATACCAACAGTAATGGTTCAGCCATGTATTGAGGCTATTGACGCATACTATGAGGAGGATTATTCTCGTAGAATAGAATTACCAGTTGTAGATGGATTTCAAATTAGTTGGAAAGGCAACACTTGGACTACCGCCAGCGCATTGGTATCACACGCACACCTAGAGTGGTTCATTGAGCCAGCAGATGAGGACTTATATGAGTAAAGACTTGCAAGATAAGTTAGACGCAGTTGCTAAAATTTTAGAACCTATCCTATGGGAAACATTAGCAGAAATTGAGGCTGAATAAATGGCTGCTACAATGATGAACATGGAATTAAAGAAAATAGATATTCTCAAACCTTCTATGATGATGGTTGGAGATTTTATTAGATACAATGATGAGGTAGTTGAAATACTTTCTCTTGAATCTGATCCTGACCAATACTTTTGGTATGCAGAATATCAAAATGAGTTTGGTGAAAAAGATACCGCTCAGTTAGTTGATAATGAATACTATGATTGGTATATTCACTTAGAATAATTTTTCTGCACTTCCCCGCAGAAAAACCCGGCCCTGCCCGATTTGTCCGTTTTGTACCTTACGTACACTTGATATTTTCTCCACATTCTGCTAAAATATTTATATGACAACATCACAATTAAAAAGATCATTTGACAGAAAGGTTGCTAATCTTGTCACAAAAAATGGAAAGCAAGCCGCAATTGCAAACACGTTCGGTCTTCCCGCTGGAAAGAATTATTCATGCCCTGGTGCCACTAGTGTTTGTGAAAGTGTTTGCTACGCAGGAAAACTTGAAAAACTCTACAAAGCCGTAAAGGCAAACCTAATACATAATTGGGAATTATTAAAAGACGCTGACGAATCGACTATGATTGATCTATTGCAGAATATGATTAATGATTTTAAAAAAGATTGTGAAAAGAAAAATGCGTCATTGTTATTTCGTATTCATTGGGACGGTGATTTCTTTAATGACACGTACACCAAAGCATGGAAACAAATCATCCTTAACAATACAGATATAAAATTCTGGGTATATACAAGGGTACAGCCTGCAGCGGTAATGCTAAAGGATATTCCTAATCTATCCTTATACTATTCAACAGACAGCGAGAATAAGCAGATAGGCGTTAGTTTAAAGAAAGATCATGGGGTACGCCTTGCATACCTTGCACAGAATTTTGCAATAGGTCAGGCAGATATGAAGGAGTTATTTAATCGACCTGGTGCTAAGTGCCCTGAAAACCTAAAAGCCATTCCACTTATCTCAAGCGCTGGCTCGGCTTGCGTATCTTGCGGTTTGTGTGTATACTCTAAGAGCGACATAGTCTTTTCATCATCTAAGAAATAAGGGGCATATGGAGATACTAATAGTATTATCACTTATATTCTTATATATCCTATTCTCAGGCATGGGGCATTAGTGTGATGTATCTCACATCTCAATATATGAGATTATCCATGAGATAATTTGTATTTTTGACCAAAAAATGTTAGACTTATACAGTAAGCAAAAACCAACAAGAAGGAGAACCATGTCCGTATCAAACGCAACATACAAGGTAGGCGACACCTACACATCACAAAAATCAAAGGTAGTAGGAACTATTACCGAAATTGTGCCAACTAACAAAAACACAGTTAGAGTTAAGTTAGATGTTAATGGCTCAACTCGCTGGACAACTTGGACAGCAAAGAACGCTTAATCTTAGCCTAGTGGCTAAAGTCCTGAGCATGACGAGAAACTGCTCAACTCAAAAGCCCCACTAACAGAAATGGAAACCCATCACAATGGCAAGAAGCAAACCCATCAGCGTAAAAATCGCTACTGCTAAGGTTATTACAGCCTTAGAAAATAGATTAGCAGAGTTAGAGGCTAACTATAAAACACAAGACGAGAACGAAGCAAAGTTCCAAGTCGCAATAGAGGCTTGGAAAAAAGAACTATTTGCTTTTGCTATCGCTAATGTTTCTAAGGCAGAAAACCTACGCACTAACTATCGTCAATGGTCAAGCAACCTTAATGTTGATTTTGATTTAACAGTTAAGGAAGGCGAGTTCCCTGCTGAGCCTCAAAGAGAGTTTGAGCAACTCCATGCTCATACCTATCGTGAGCAGAAAGAGGAAATGGAAAACGCTATCCGTATCCTCAAAATGACCGACGAGGAAACAGTTAATACTAGCACATATAACGCTATCGCAAGATACTTGTAATAGTTTGGGGGTATTTGACTATGCCCCCAAAATATGTTAGACTAAATAAGTAAGCAACCACCACAACAGAAAAGGAAAATCATGACACTAGGCGGATACACATACCAACTAGGTGATTTATTCACCACTAGTAAAACAGGCGTAACTGGTAGAATTGTAAAGTTCTCACCACTTAACTCTAAACTTACTAGAGTATCACTACAATTAGCAAACGGCTCTCGTCGTCTTGCTATGGTAAGCACAACTAAATAAATAATCTTGGGGTAGGTTTGTAACGTGTAATCACTTAAGTCCCTGCCCCAACCATATTTATCTCTGATAAGCACTTGGCTTAATTGCTAAGTTATTCCTGAGATAAGACTCCTGAGCATGAGTTCTAAACTGCTCATCTTTTAATTGCCCCCGCAAAAATCCGGGGCAGCGTGATTTAAATCACATCTCATTATGTGAGACTAATTAAGAACTGAACTTGCATTTCCACAATCTTGATGATATTATTGTATTAACAGAAAAGGAACCCCTAATGAGCGAAGTAATGACACAGGAGCAGTTATCTGTTCCATACAATCCTAACCTACTTGTTACGTACAAGTATGTTCCAGAAACATATGCAGCACCTGAAAGCCCTACATTCATGACTGATAAGGTTACTCAGATTGAATGGGACCTACATAACGGTCGTACTACTCAAAAACAATTAGCAGAGAGACGCTTAGATATAAGTTGGTTAGAGGAACAAATTGTAGAATGGTATGACCCTAACTATACTAAAGAAGAAGTGTTGCAAGCAATCATAGAACACTTTGGGTTTAATCCAACTAAGCAAATTGAAGTTCAAGGTACCGTATCGTTCAGCGGAACGATTAATATTCCACTGTCAGAGATTGAAGACTTTGACCTTAGCAATGTAACAATTGATGTTGATCTAAGTTCATATGAGTATGACGCAGATCTTAATGTGGACGAAGTATCTTTGGAGGACCACTACTAAATTTGATAGGGGGCTATCAACGTCGTGGGCCAAGACGTAAAACTGGCCCTAACAAAAACCCGGCCCCGCCCTAAATGTCCGATTTGTACCAATTAAGAAGATTAAACCATTTTCCCCAATCCTAGTTGACATTGTCAGCCATGACTGCTAAACTTAGTTAAAACAACCGAAAGGATAAAAATGGCTCATGATTTAGAAACTCAAAATGGCGTAGCAAGTTTTGCATCATTTAGAGAGCCTGCATGGCACAATCTTGGTACTGTATTTGATACTGAGAAAAATACAAGTGAAATGCTTGTTGCTGCTAATCTTAATAATTGGAATGTTAGACTAGAGGATTTAGAAATCCCATCTAGTTTAGTATCTGACAAACAATATCAATATGTTGTTCGTACAAATCCTACTGATAAATCTCAAACTGATGTTTTGGGAATTGTTGGGCAGCGTTATGTTCCACTACAAAATGAGGATTTATTTGCCTTTGGCGATAACATTCTTGATGGTGGTGGGCGTTGGGAAACCGCTGGCTCAATTAGTGGTGGGCGTGTAGTATTTGGCTCATTAGCATTAGAGCGTGAAACTGTATTAGACCCTAATGGCGTTGCTGATGTTGTAAAGACTTATTTACTCATCAACACTTCACATGATGGTTCAATCGCTATTCAAGCAAGCATAACACCTGTTCGTGTTGTGTGTGCTAATACTCTTAATGTTGCACTAAACCGCACTAAGAAAAAAGATGGCGTAAAGCAATCTTTCAAAATCCGTCATACCCAAACTGCTGAGGGCAAAATTGCTATTGCTCGTCAGGCACTAGGCATGGCTAACGCTTACATGACTGAGTTCGATAAGATGGCTCATGCTATGATAGCAAAAGAAATCTCAGCACAAGATTTCAATAACATTATTCTTGCTGCTTATCCTAAGCCTGAATTAGATACTAAGGGCGCAGTAAAGAAATGGGAAAACAAGGTAGATATGATTAACGATATCTATACTGGTGAATTTAACGGAATGATTGCTGGTAATGCGTGGGGTGCGTTCAATGCGCTAACTGAGCGTTTAGACTGGTATCGTTCATCTCGTAGTGCAAATGGCGAAAGCATGTTTGCTGCTGCTTCTGGATTTGACCCTGCTACCAATGCAGAAAAAAATCGTTTGCTAAGTATTGTTCAAAATACTTTACAAATAGTTTAACAATAAAATCCTGAGCAAGATTTAAAACTGCTCATCATTGGTTCTGTAGCATAGTTGGTTAATGCGCTACCCTGTCACGGTAGAGATCGTGGGTTCAAGTCCCATCAGAGCCGCCCCGGGTTTTCTTTCTTTAAATAATAACACATGATTGCTTCATTAAGAAAGATTGACTTTTTCCCCAGTTTCCTGTAAAATATTAACATGACCACAATTAACAAACCACTAACCATAGACGGCCTAATAATGAATATATATGAGGACAACTCTGAACATTTTGACTTTATATATAGCATGAATAATGGAGACTGCGATTGTTGTCTTCACTTTGCAATGAATTTGATTAAGGAGTATGATAGATAATGTTAGGTTATACATATAAAGATATACAGGCCTTTGGTAATAGTTTAACTTGGGCTATTGATACCGCCAAAAACCAGGGGGATGAACAAAACTATAAACAATTACTAATAGTATGGGACTTCTTTGAGGGACTACTAGCAGAAGGTTACATAGATGAGAACACATACTATGGATAATGGCGAGATCTTAGATAAGATTATAGAACTTATAAACACAGACGGAGAGATCATGTCTGATGAAGAGGTTGTTAATAATATTAGGGGACTTCTTGAGACTAACCCTCAAACCTATTGGGGAGCAAGCCAAAGCAGTGTGATGTAGATCACCTTACGATATCTTGTAATTTTTCCCAGTTCGTAGTAAAATTGTATTAAGAACCTAAAGAAAGAGACCCAATGCCAAACCTTATACAACTTACAGAGGATGAATGGTTTGAACAGTTCAAGCCTATCCCAAACCATTTAGACGAGAATGCCTCATTCAATGACGGTGAGCACGGCTATATGTTTGAGACATATGGTGATGAAGTAGAGTTTGTTAGGGACCATGTGTTCTTACATCCCAACACTGTATGGACTTACTATGACGGAGATAACGGTGGTACGTATATCTCTGACGGTATGCATATGGTTAATAGGATTGGTTACTTTGTAACTACCGTTCCCTATGATGACAGCCAGTATTATCAGATACAACTAATTGCAGGAAAGGACGACTAATGCATACCCTACACTATATAGCAGTTGAAGCAGATAACAAGCAAGAGGCTTTTGACAAAGTTGTTGTAAGCCTACAAACAAACGAAGACGGATACCGCATAGGCGATTGGTCAGATTGGCACGTCGTTGGCGGAGGAAGGTGGAGCACTAATGCACAAAAATCTAAAGACTTTATGGACGGTTATAACCATGACAGTACTGATGTTATTGGCTATGCTAAAAATAAAGAAAAGTTCCAAGAAGTAATTAAGGACATCTTACGCTTTCGCTCTCAGAGTATGAACAGGAACATAGTAGAGATTAAGACTGATAAGTTTATTAGTCAAATGGTCGACTATGCTTCAGAGGGTGGGAGAGGTCCCTGGAATGGGGATACTCTAATGAATGTTTATTCTATCAAACAGGCAGCAGAAATGCTAATGGGTTCTTGGACATGTGATAGTGGGTTTTACGATCTTGAAGAACATGTCTCCGAATTTGAGTATTTAAATGAGCGACTTGACAAACCTGATCGAGCCGTGAGACAATATCTAGTACCAGTTGACTTCCACTTCTAAGGAGACCTAATGATAAAAACAAAAGATTTAATCTTAGCAGGACATTTTGCAGTTGATAGCGGTCAGGCCATGGTAGGCGACCCATGCTATATTGATAATTGGGATACCAACAAAAATGATGATTGGAATATTGACGGCAAAGAAGGTCAATACTCTTATCATGGTGCTAGTGCTACTACCCTTGCTAATTCATATGGCGAGTTAGGTAATGGCACGGCAGTAGTATTTAATACAGGTTATGGCGATGGCCTATATCCAGTATATGTCCAGATGAACGATGACGGCAGAGTTTCTAAAGTTGTAATCGATTTCGAAGGGGACCTATAATGGCTACATGGGATGTTGAAATAATCTTTGAACCCACAGGTACTTATATGAATTTTGAATATGAGACTGACACCGAAGACGAGAACGATATTTTTAATGAGATAACAAACCAAATATCAATCATACCTGAAAGGACGGATGCATAATGGGAGCACGTTGTACATTCATATTTAAACAATCAGAGGATCTAGCAGTAGCGCTGTATAGCCATTGGGGTGAAGACAGCATGTATGTGGATCTTGCTAAGGCCCTTCAGCATGCGACGGTACGTAAAGGTGATACAGAATACTATACCCGCATGGCTATTAGTTATCTATTGCAAGACTCTATCTTGGATGAAACAGGGTTTGGTATCTATGCCTGCAATCCTAATGACTTAGGGTTTGCGGACCACCCAATATTAATCGATCTCACAGATAATACTATTAGTCATGATGGTGTAGACCACAAAGACATTGATAGTTTTATTACTTATAATTTGCCCAGCAGTGCTCTCTCCACTGTGGGGGCTTCATCAGCGGAGGTTGGGGTCACCTCTCGCTAGCAATATGGGGAGGGCGTTAACTGTGGTGGGTTGCGCTTTCCCTTTTCCTTTGGTATAATTTAGATAGGGGTTTCATGTATCGTATTAACAGAGTAAAGCGACAGACCAATGAGGAAAAGGTTGCGGTTGGAATTGGCAAATTGCTATCTGACTTTTACCTTGACTTAGAAAAGGTTGGCTATTACTTGGCTACAGCAACTCCTTATTTAATTTATCGCAGGTCATTAGAAGTATTAGAAAGCGCACAGTTCCAAGAGGACAAGATAGAGCAAAACAGATTGGGGTATGATAGTGACCGACTTCCGTAATGTATGTGAGATTTTAGGAAAACTTTATTCCGTATATAAAGATGATGAAGAGTTTAAAGACTTCATAGAGTTTAATGACTTAGGGCTACCGCTTGCTTACTTTGTTTCTGAGAACCTTTGTGAGGTAGCAGATGACGGGGCACGGTATATAACAGAAACATGGGCACTATTCTTAGCAGGGTTAAACCTAGAGGATACTGGCTTCTCTGATTTAGATGAGGTCTTTGAGAGTGCAGAGGAGAAGAACAATGGAACTGAGTAATAACTATTTAGATGAACAGTTACTTAAAGCCCAACAGTTGCTATGGTCTGGCTCTCTACATGAAGTGGACCAGGCACACAACATCATTGCTAACTTAATTAAAGATCGCCTACCAGCATAGGAAAAACCCGGTATCAATTACCAAACCTTCAAACCTTATTTACGAAAAAGACATTAAGAACCCAATTCAAAAAATCCCAGAAAGTTTGACAAACCTTCAAACCTTTATATTTAAAGATAGTATAATATATATATGAGTCCTCGTAACTACTATAGTAAGAATCGTATTGATAGATATAATATGAGTCCTTCTTTTGTATCTACCGCTTCAGGTATGGCAGAGAAAAAGGTAGAGAGGTTTGTTACTAGGGTATTACGATCCATCTTTAAGTCCCGCCGTCGCAATAAATCATAGTACTAATAGACATTACGAAGCGGGAAAAAAAATCCCAGAAATATACAGATTATTCCCATAATTACCAAACCTTTCTAGATTTTTTCTGGGGTTTTTCCTACATTTTCCTACATTTTCTGGGCATTTTTATAGGGGTTTTTTACTTGACAAACCATGGTATTGGGGGTATAATGCATGCCGCATATGGGGATAGGAAGGTTTGGGATAGGGAGGTTTGGCCGCCAGAGGATTACGACGCCATCTATAAAATCGCCCAATCCCCCACTATGCTCCACTTTCCTCCATTCTAACCCAATCTAAAAAATGTCAGTAAGGATTATCTTTCATACCAAACCTCCAAACCACCTATTTAAAAGCCTTCCAAGCCCTATTTGCGACGGTATTTAACCATCTCGCTGGTTCCCAAACCAGACATATCTGGCTATCTGAGATATGGGGATAGGGGGATATAAGGTTTGTTATTACACTGGGGATTATGATACTCCTTCTGTACCCGCCAAAAATAGGATACAATAAGTTTATGTCTAATACTGGTTGGCTGGGATCAAGGTTTGGTAAAGGGCATTACCCAAATTGGTTTGAAGCATCAGGTCAATATAACTTTGAAGAATTCTTGTCTGAGTATAAAGATAAACCTAACTTAAACTATCTTCAATTAGGTGTCTTTACTGGAGATACAAGTTACTGGCTAATGAATCATGTATTAACCCATGAAACCTCACATTTAACGGATGTTGATACTTGGCTAGGATCATCTGCTGAAAGCGATGTTCATGATAATTATGACTTTGAAGATGTCTATCAATTATATTTAAGTAGGATGCAACCATTTTCTCCTCGTGTTCATAGTGAAAGATCTACAACCTTTGATTTTTTAAATGCTGAAAAAAACAACACCTATGATTTTATTTACATTGATGCAGATCATGTTGCCAGTAACGTATTAAGTGATGCCGAACTGTCTTGGCCATTATTAAAGACTGGTGGAATTCTTGCATTTGATGACTACTCTTGGGGTGATGAAAAACCTGCTCACCTAAGACCTAAAACTGCTATTTTGTCATTTGTTGAAAAATACAAAAATGAAATAGAAACAATGGCTATGAACCATCAATATTGGATTAAAAAAATATAACTGTTTACTATCTATGGTATTACGATCTTTCTTGCTATTCCCGCCGATTTATGGTATGCTTAATGTAAACAGAAGGGAAAATTATGACAACAGAAATGATACATGAAATAATGCAAGAAATGTTTAGCAATGAAAAATCAGGTGGACTTTTCTATATTGAAAGCGACAAAGTTAATAAAATAATTCAAAGTTACTTTCCAAAGGCTTTTGAATCATTTGAACCTGCTTACTAATAATGAAATCTAAAAAAGAAATAGATTGGTCTGAAGCAGAAGAACGAGCAAGGGCTAGCCTTAATAGAAATAAATCCGCTATTGAGGCTACTGCCTTTGGGACACCTGCTAACTGGTCTAGACCTGTTTATAACAAACCTTTAATTGCTCCAGATCCTAGCGCTCCTGACACTCATGTCAAAACTCATAAATTAAATAAAAAACAACGTAAAAAATATAACAAAACCTTTGTACCCAAACAAAAAGCAAAGGCTAGAAAATCAGATGAAAGTGGTGGTTTACCAGTGGTCAATAAAAATGTTAATCTTTGGGTTGAATTAAATGAACAAGATAAAGGTTTTATATCAAATTGGAAGTGGCACAATGGGTAATGTAGATTATGACAAACCAATTAACCAGTATATCTTTCAATCTTGTATTAATTGCGGAAGGTTTATTAGGACAAAAGACAAGGTTAGATTAACCCTATTTATGTACGATCATTATGGGGAAAAGGGTATTAGACGTTGTTCTAATAAGTGGTACGGAGAGTTTGTTTATACCCTGCTAAACTGGAGGTATCGAAATGCATGAATCAATGGATACAAACCTTACTTGGGATGACGGGGATATTTGGAAAGGCTGGACATATAGCATTGAAAACAATCGTTATTACTTTGATGATATTGGAGATGAGTCTTTAGATACCCTTTGGAATAGTGAGTTCTTGATGCGGGGTAATTAGAGATACTAACCGCTATTGCCCTCTTAGGGCAGGGGAAGGTTTGTTACCTCCTATTTTGCCGCCGAACTCAAACCGTGATACACTTATAATATGAAAAAAAACAATGCGATTATTTCCCAGAAAAAACTTAGACGGTATGCCAAAAACAAAAAGCGTATGTCTAACAAACCATATCACAGCATGTCCAAATTTGAAAGAAGCCAGGAAGATGTTAGGCAGCGTATCATAGCCCAATCCTTGGCAAATGCATCAAGGTCTTAAAGTTTAATATCAAAACTTTCGTTACATTTTTTACAATATGAGGTAGGATCATGCTTGGTATGATAAGTGGTTGATACTAAAAATACCAAACCCTGCTTATGCATATCTACATACTTGGGGTTAGCGTATCCGTATAATATTGGAATTAACGGGGTATTGCAATGCGGACACATATCAAGGTCTTATCCTATATGAGTATGTATTAAGGGGATCGTAGTTGGTTCCACCAGTACTTTTGTTATACCGTGCCGCAAGTGAGTTATATCTATTAACAATATCATCAATTACGGAGTTTGCGTTATCTACCGTCCGACTATGGGCGTCTTGTTCTCTTATTAAATCAAGACGGCTGCTTGCAATAATATCACTTGTGTATCTTATGCAGTAATTGCTTTGATCTAGACTCATCTTACGAGAGTGCTTTAGGTCCCCCCCCAAAAATAACAAGGCAGTAGATAGTATTACGATTAGAAAAATTTGTACCCAAACCAAGGTTTTCATCTTTATACTCATACCCTACAATTATAGCGTATCTTGATAGTATGGGCAAACTTTACAAATTGGTAGATCTTTGCTATACTGGAATTATGGCTCATATAATTGTTTGTCCAGTATGTAAAAAACAAATAGAGTCTAGGTCTAGCATGGCTTCGCAAACCTTAACTAACCACATGAAGGAGCATAAATGAACTATGAGGATATAGTCCAGATGGCTGTTACTATGACTGAGATGGATAATGGGGTTTCTTTAAATCCCGCCGAAAGACAGGCTATGGTAAATAGAATTTTGGGCAAGGTAGAAAAAGAATTAGGTGTATAATAAAAATATGAAAAAATTTATTAAAAAACAAAAGACCAATAACCTAGTATTAAGATTCATAGGAAATGTTTCTGGATCAATCTTTACCTTTTTTCTTATTAGAGAGATTAGGGCTGAGGATAAAAATCATATTATAAGAGCAAAAATGTTTGCTAAAATATGTAATCCTTTTGGTAAAGCACAAAATAAATGGGCTACTTACTATATCTAAGATAGTTTGATATACTAGATATATGGGGAAACTACTTAGTATATTTATTGCATTTTTAATTTCCCTTGGTCTTTGGAAATTATGGACAAAGGTAGTTGATTCTTTTTATGAATGATTATTGCAATAGTTGTAACAATAAATTAATTAATGGTGATTGTGGATTTTGTTTAAATAATTCTAATGCATTAAGGGAGTTTGAAGAAGAAAATGAGTAACTGGACCGAAGAACTATCAGATGAACACAAAGAACAAATTTGGCATTTTATTGTGGAGACTGTTAAAGAAATTCGTGAACAGATTGCTCAAGACATTGAAGGTACCAGTGACCTATGGAAGGCTAAGGGTCTTAATAAGTCTCGTCGTACAACAAAAGCATTTGAAATATCTGCAGCCATAGCAAGAGGACAAAATGAAATTTAATGATTTTATCAAGAACATTTTAATTTCTG